GTTACCTTACCGGCTGGTTGTTTAGGAATTCAAGCCAACGAAGTCAAAGGATGTGGTTTCGATTCTGATCGAGCTGGGGCCCGCGCGGTAGCACTATCCAATCTCAGCCAACAAATTCAGCCCCTGATTCGAAACCTTGAATTACTTGGGCTGTTGAATCACACAAATTCGTGATATGGTACTCTGATGTCCTACGGAAACCCAAGTAGAGAGTACCATACATGAGCCAATCAGCCAGAGAACCTTACTTCGACCCACAGTTTGACACGTGGGTCGACAAGACCCTAGTGGACGGTCACTACGAGGACAAGGAAGGGGCTCTTACCGAGTGGTACAATGGGGTCCACTGGAGCACCAGGATTCGCATCAAGAGTGGCGGACCTCACATTACCGATGACTTGGTGGTCGAAGGCTGTAACCAGGATCGCGCGCTCGCGCGCCAAGAGGCGGAGAACCTATTGGCCGTGAAGCTGACGACCCTCTTGGAAAATGCTGGCTCTTTCGGGTTTCGTTGTTGAGATCCAGCCAGGCTAGCGCGTAATACTAGGCATGGCGTATTCGAAAGAAGAGCAGACCCAGATAGCCGAAACCATCCTCAGTCAGTTGGGCGGACATATTAAGGTCATGATTGGCGCCTACAATGTGTTCTCTCATGAAGAGGGTGCGCTATCTTTCCGGTTCAAGTCTCATGCGAGTAACCAGTCAAATTACTGCAAGATCTCCTTGGTCAATGACTCCTACAAGATCGAGTTTAAGTCGATTCGAGGGGCCAGCATCAAGGACAAGGGGACGCTAGAGGATGTTTACGGGGACACTCTGAGGGTGTTGTTCGAGGGTGAGACTGGCTTGTGTTTGGCTCTGCCTGTAGTGCACTTGGTTCGGGCCCGCGCGTAAAGGACCTGGTGTACTCCGGTTGGTGAATATCACAGACCCAGCCGGAACTCACCTGCCCCTCCTCAGACACATGGTCGAGATCACCACAGGGCCTGTCCTGGAGATGGGTATGGGGTACAACAGCACCCCATACCTTCATGAACTTTGCTCGAATCGGCTGCTAGTGTCCCTAGACAGTGAGGCCGAGTGGGTTGAGAGGTTTGCCAACTTCAGGTCTCCTACCCACAAGATCAGGACAGAGCCGAACTGGGACGACACCACGAGGTACCTGCAATCCGTACTCTGGGACGTAGTCCTGATTGACCATCACCCTTGCGAGCGAAGAGCGATAGACATCAAGTTGCTGATGCACAACACGAGGTTCATGGTCATCCACGACACTGAGCCTCGGGCGGCCCATGTCTACAACTATGAGCCAGCCCTCAGCCTGTTTAGGTACCGTTGGGAGCTCCAATCGCTCATGCCCTACACGACTGTGGTGAGCATGATGAACCCTATTCCAAAGTCCGTGTGGGGCCTTCAGGGGGCCTCGAATCAGGTTGGAGCCCCAACCCCCAAGCTGTCGATACTCATCGCCACCCTGAACTCCAGAGCTGCCGTGAAGGAGAGACTGGTCACCTCACTCAACATCCAATGCGAGAGGCTACCGGGATGGTGGGAAGAACCGGTGAAACCTGTTGAAATCATTGAACTAGCTGACGATGGGGAGTTGATCTTGGGCGATAAACGGAACCGCCTTTTGGACCAAGCCTCGGGGGAGTATATCGCATTCGTTGATGACGACGACATGGTAGCCGACTCCTATGTAGCCGACGCGCTCGCGGCCATCGACGCCTACCACCCGGATTGTATCACCTTCAAGGGGATCATCACTACCGACGGGGGAGCCTCGGGGGAGTTCCGGTTCGACATGAACTACCCGCACAACATCTGGGAACAAGACCCCACCGGGGTTCACATGAGGTGTCCTTCGATCTGGTGTCCAGTCAAGGCCAGTATCGCGAAGTCAGTCAGATTCATGTCAATCGATTGCGCGGAGGATAGGGTTTGGGCAATCCAACTCTACCCCTTACTGAACACTCAGGCCTACGTCGACAAGCACCTCTATTACTACAGGTCGAGTACGACTGAGACTGAGGCGCAGAGGCAGGAAAAAGTCGAGAGATCCCGGAAGATAATTGGGGACTTCCGATACACTCCTTACCTCAGATCTTAGGCTATCAGGATCCCCAACCCGTTACACTTTGGGTAGTTGAAGAACCTCTTGCCCGTCTCTCGCGCGATGTCCTCGACAGCCCTTCGGACTTCTGGGAAGGACTCGGTATCGTGGAAGAGGGTGCAATCACTGTGGTGAGCACTCCAGAGGCCGCATCGGTAGGTATCATCGTAGGTGTGGACGATGTCAACATGGATCAGGGAGTAGGACTCGGTGTCCCGCTTGATCCAATCCTTGTAGTTTGCCCTGACCAACTTGATGTTGTGGAAGGGCGCCAACGACCTCTTGGTAGACTCGAAGTGATCTCCGTGATGCATCGTGTGCAGGTCACCCGTGAATAGGTCAACCCCTGTAACCTGCATGAAGTAGTTGGACAAGGCGACTGTCGAGTAGCCAAACTCAACCCCGAACTCCAGGCAGTTCCCGTAATGGACCTTGAACCGGCGGATGAGGTCAAAGAGGATGGACTCGATGCCCTTCCAAGCGGAGTCCACCTCGATGAACCTAGGCGGTTTGACCTCACTCTCGGGTAGATACTCAAGAACATCCATGGGTCGTCAATCGACCCAGCCGGCGCTCCGCGCGATGCTTGGTCTTCTTGATGTAGCGCTTGGTCTGCCGGCTATGGCAAACGTAAGTGAGTTCCCAATAGTCCAACTTGGACATCGAGATGCACTTGGTGGTTCGATTGAGCTGACTGGTCACAGGGTCAAATCGCTTTGGCCAGGGCCTTGATGCGCGCTACGACCTTAGCAGGAATCGTCTCATAAAGCCAATCGTGGCCGAACGTGTACCCCCGGTCAACCAGCAGGTTCTTGCTTGCAAGTTCCTTGCAAGCCCAGTCGTACCAGTCAACTTTAGGTTGACCAACCACCCCTCTCAGAGCTGCCATCTGGACGCTGGTTCCAGCGATAATGTCATTCAGATGCCAGCGCTCCCATAGATCACAGAGTTCGGCTACCTCGGGGATGTGACCCCAGATCTCACGTACTGTGTCTATGCACTGCCCACAGGTTTCCCCCCTACGAAGGCCAAAGTTGACATCACCAACAATAGACAGGGTCAACAGCTTGCCCGTTGACTTCTTGAGGTCGACAGAGCGAGAGCTACCCTTATTCTTGTGAGTGAACTTGATGGTCAGGTGACCATGGCAGGTCTCTAAGCCCTTCTTGTCTTGCCAAGGAAGCTTAACAGTGAGTACTACGTCCTGGGTTGACTTAGAAGTCTTAGAGGATTTGGTTGCCATGTCTAGTATTACGCGCGAGCGGCGCAATACTCAACAAGGAATCAACGAATTTCAACCATCCGGGCGTGGTAGGCGCTCTCGACATTTGTGCGGAATGCATTGATCCGGCCACCCATCTCACGCTTCCGGTCAGCAGGAACCTCGCTCACCATCCGGAGTACCTCAGTGAATGGGCCCTCTCTTCCAAGGATGCAGGCCCGAGCAGTATTGAGCGCTTCGGGTGTACTCGCGGAGGTGAATCGACGACGGTACTCCCCCTCAACCATTTGCAGCCTGGATTCAATACTCTGGATGACCTCTTCTGGGGTGGGCATGCTACTTGTCTACACCAAAAAGGTATCTTTTTGGTTGAGAATCAAGTAGGCTCGCACGTAATACTGATCATGGCGATCAACTAGGAGCTATCATGCCGAAGAGTGATCATGTCGTAATCGAGGGAAGGGTCACCTCTGCTTTGGGTGGCGGTCAGTATGAGATCCTTCCACAAGATGGTGCAGATCCTATTAGGGCTCAGCTTTGTGGGAAAATGAAGAAGTTCGGCATTCGCCTAATCGTTGGGGATGATGTGCAGGTTGAAGTCGCGCCTTCTGACAAGACCCATGGTCTTGTCACGTGGAGAACCAAGAAATGATGAACTTGAAGTACAGGCCGTCGGGATACAGTAGCCATGAATTAGGAGTCAGAGCCGAGAGACTCTGTGCTGATATTCTTCATGAGTTGGCTAAGGCCAACATGCCGGCGATAGCTGACCTGGATGATGAGCAGCACTACCGAGTAGTGCTTACGGTTGGAAACAATCCCTACAACGTAATGGTGATCCACGAAATCTTCGAGCGAAGACAACCGACAGGGAAGTTCAAGTTTGACTAACACAGGGTCTACATGAATGGGATCTACGGAACCACCTGCAAGAAGTATGAGCAGACTGAGATGGCGAAGCAGCACTCACTGACCAAGGTGGTCAGTGTCTTAAAGGATCGCTACTTGGCAATCCAATCAGCTCAGACTGCCGCGAAAAACCAAGAGGCTACGGAGAAAGCGCGGAAGAGTATCGTGGCCCGCCTTCGCCGGGACTTCCGCGGGTACCGCTCCTACATCCATGAGGGTGACACTACGGACGTCGAGCTACGCTTCCAGGTCGATGACTCTACTGCACGGGCAATCCTTGGGTTGTTGAACAGTAGTGGGGTCAGTCGATGAGAAAACAAGAATATCAGCAGGTTGGACTACAGGAGAGGTCACGGTTGGTGGGTTCGGTTCGAATATCGGGACCATCACATCAGTAAGATGTTCTCGGACAGCTTGTGGGGAGGGCGCATGAAGGCGCGGACCGCCGCCATCAAGTATCGAGATAAGGTCCAGCTGACGCTCCCCGAGAGGCATCATGGCCCTGACATGCTACCTGGGCCTGGGCGCATCTGGAAAGAGCGCAGGTGCTATCTGAGCCTCCAGGGGGTGAGGAAGTACTTCAACGCTTGGACGGCTTGGATCATGTTGACCCCTCGGCATCCCGCTTCAACCAACTTCTCGATAGACAAATGGGGTACTCGTAAGGCCAAGAAGATGACCCAGCTCTGGCTCGATAAAAAGCGAGAGGAGCAAAAGCGTAATTATGTCAAGTTGTTAGGAGTACTCTTACCTTGAGCATTGCAATTTACGGCCCACTAGCGTAGTAATCGCCTCCATGCCACAGACCATTCAGATCTCGGTTGAATTCAACCCTTCAGAGCGTAGTTTCGGAGCTATCAAGGCGGAGCTCGTCACCAAGTTTGAACGTCAGTTTGTAGAGCTTCTATTGAGCCGCCACAATGGTAACTTATCAGCAGCCTCTAAGGAGGTGAGCATGGATCGAAAGCATCTACACGATATGGCCAAGAGGCATGGTTTGAGGAAAGAGTCACCGAAGGAGACCTGAAATGTCCTGTTCTAACTGTGGTGGTGAATATTGCGATGGCGAGAAGTGTGACGAGAACGACGGGCAAGACCCGTTCCCGGACCCCGTAGAAAGTGAGGACACTTTCGGGGATGACGAGGACGTTCCCGACGATGATGCTGTTGACGACGATGATGAGCCTGACCTCGACGATGAAGACGACGAGGAAGATGATGATGACCTCGGAGACGAAGAGTGACCCCATACTTGGTGTAGCCTGCTTCAGGGACACACTAATGCGTGTATGCGAGCGATGTGGAGAGAAGTACCCGTCAGATGCCAAGTATTCAACGCCCGATTACTGCGGGACTTGCATCTTCATTAATGGAAACCCGCCTGTGGATAGACTGAACCAGCCTCAGACCTATGCGGTCAAAGTGCAACCGCCCGCTAACGAGGAGGATGAGGATTCTCAGTTGGTGTAGCCTTCAGGTATGGATCAGGAAGCTGCCATCCAGAACTACCTATCCAAGTACAAGAACCCACTCATACTAGAGATCTTGAGCAGGTACATCAGGACTCCTGAGGGGCGCAACAAGCTAGCTGTGAGTATGATCCATCCGGTCAAGATAGCGATTGACTACTTGGAGCAGACCAGGAAGAGCTGGGAGGACATCGACTACCCCATGAGTAGTCGAGTGACTGGATACAACTGGTTCCTGGCAGCGGTCCCCGAGGAAGAGCAGGGGGATTCCCCATTTCCGGAGTTGAAGGACCTCATCGACAGGCTCAAAGTCAGCATCGACAAGGTCAAGAAGCGCTCACTCACTCAGATCTAGCCCTGAAGCACTTTTGGCTACTTCCCACCAAATCGTGTTGAGAATTCCTACTCTCGCGCGTAATACTGAGTATGGTAAGCAAAATACTCAATGGACCGCTACTCCAGGCTACAGGACCTAACGACTTTGAGGGTCTGGGTCGAGAGCGGTTCTGGGATATGACCCCCGAGCAGCGCCAGGACAGCCTAAAACAGATCGTGGCCGATGCTAACGCTGGCGCCCTAGAAGCTCCAAGGAAAGAGTTCGCCCGCGGGTGGTTGTCGGAGCACGAACGGTTTCAACGCGACCTCAGAACCAGAAAGACACTGTCATGAAAATCAAGTCCGAAGGGTGCGTAGTAGTTAACAAGGGGGACCTTGTTGTGGCCCATTGGTTTGAGGTCTCTGACCCTACGCGAGTCTCCCTTGCTGGGGTCCAGACCAAGTTCCAGGCTAAGGCTAGAACGGCTTCCGGAGTCGTCCGTCACGTCCGAAGCTCCCACCCAACCCAACTAGTGGATGTGACTCTCCACGTCCAAGTGGAAGCCCCCGAGGGTCAGATGTGTCCCAAGTGTGGAGTCCACGAGGTAGAGATCAAACCTGAATGGGTGGTTAGTGTAGCCCACGAGTACCCAGGTAAGTCAAGATAGCTGATTGTAGTACTGCTTATTTTTACAGTTCTTGTTGAGTTCTTGGGTGGCTCGCGCGTAATAACAAGCATGACACGCCGGAACCTAAGACGGTGAGCTTCTGGTGGCTCAAACCAGAGGAATGATTGGAACCGACAGTCAAGAGTTCAACCCCAACCAAGAAAGAACGAAGTGAGAGTCTACAACTTAGAGATCAATGAGCACCCGTAAGGGTGGCCACTGAGGCGGGTGCTCATAACTTACTAGTGCTAAAGTGTGAGTATGAGCATCGAGGATAGGATCAGCCTGCTGATATGGGAGTCGGAAGCTGAAACAACCGTGGGTGTTCCACCGAGACCTGGTGAAGAGCCCAAGCCCAAGGTTGAGCCCGAGCCCCCCAAACCTGAACCAACTAGGCCACGACCTGAGACCATTTACTTTGAGCCTCCGTCTGAGCCGCCAGAACCGATCGAGGAGGATAGTAAACCTTCGGTGTAATACGAAACAGAAGGAGTGTTTCTATGCCGAAGACAGAGATCGTGAAGATAGGTTCCGAAGAGGTGGAGGCGGTTCGGGACGAATCTGGAAACGGTTGGGTTGTAGTGAAGAAGGTCTGTGAGGTACTAGGGGTAGACCATTCTGGTCAAATTAAACGCCTGAAAGACCTACCATGGCCAGTCATGGAGATGATCTCCATGACTGCAGCTGACGGTAAGATCTACAAGCAATTGTGTATCTCTACTGAGTCCGCCCCTCAGTGGTTGGCGACCATTAACCCTGCGAAGGTTGCACCCAAGGTAAAACCAAAGCTCATTCAGTTCCAAAAGCTGGCTGCCAAAGCCATAGCTGATTGGTTCTTTGGGCGCAATGGTGCTGGATCAAGCTTCCAGACAGATCGGCTCAATGATACCTTGGACAGGCTCATCACGTCCATGGCCACCCTGACCTCCCACGTAATGACTCTGAAGTTGGAGCCGGCAGTCCGAGCCATCTCCCCCAGGGTAGAGCTCGAAGAGGATGAGGGGGACATCACTCGTCTTAGCCCCAGGAAGATTCGAACGCTCCTCGGGAAGATTGTCTCGCGCTCGACAGACCGCGGGCATGGGTACGAGTACCGATCAGGTTGGGATAAGCTCTACCGGCTCTACGGAAGAGAGACTGGGATCGATCTGTACCAGACGGCTATCTCCATGAGCCAGACTCAGCGTAAAGAAGTGAAACCATTGGACTTAGCTGAGAAGTGGGGCCACCTGATTCCCCTGTACAAGTTCGCTTTGGCCAACATGAGACCCGGGGCTCCGCGCGAGTTGTTGGACCCTCCGACGCCGACCTCACCAACCAAAGATGAAGGAACCAACTTCATCAGCGAAGAAGACTTGAAGAAAATCAGTGATTTTGATAGCTTCTACCACTAATTGGAACTCATCGAAGCCACCAAGTTTTATGTCCGCCACCGGGAAAACTACCCGGAGACGGTCCTGGGCGATTATTCTAGGCGCGGGTTTGCCGAGTGCGGAGTGGAGCTGGACACCTTCGAGTGGGTAGATGACATCGACAACATGTGCGACCTGGGTCCTCACGTTGGGGTCGCCGGGTATATTGGAGATGTTCACCGGGCTCTCAAGAGACTCGGTCGTCCGATTCCGGTGAACATCGACTACCCTGGACCACTCCATCATGTTCTCGGGCGCACTATCCGGAGAGGTCTCCTCGGAGAGGTTAGATCTTCCACTACCCCTGTATTCGTCAAACCGGTCCAGCACAAGGAATTCACCGGGTTTGTTTGGTACAACCGAGCCGAAGACCGCCGTAGAATTGTAACCCAACCGGATGAGTTTGAGGTATGGATCTCAGACTTCGTGTACTTTAGAGCCGAATTCCGGAGTTACATCTTGAGGGACCAGGTCATTGATGTGAGGCACTACAAGGGGGACTGGTCCCTAGCCCCTAACCGAAGCATCGTCGAGGACGCGGCTGCTCTCCTAGCCCTGAAGAAAGAGGCTCCACGTGCCTACAGCCTCGATTGGGGTATTGACCGACAAGGTCGCACCCTACTGGTCGAAATGAATGATTCGTTTTCACTAGGGCATTACGGATTGAACCCTGTCTTGTATGCCCGAATGCTCTCCGCTCGTTGGTACGAGATGGCTTCGGGTGAGCAACTCGAAGTCACCCAACTTGGGCTCTAGCCCATTATCTCTACGGTACCTAGCCCAGCGCCTAAGTGAAGCTTGTCTTTTAGCTTCTAGGACAACAGGATTAAGCGCGCTAGCCATATACTTCTTTCGGTTACCAGGGTCCTTCCACCGCTTGCTAGCAGCATCACCCTTGGCCTTACGACTTTCGGACTTAGCGTTTGCCGCCAACAACTTCTCTCGTGAGTTAGGGTCCGCCCAAACTGCAAGACCATTAGCTACAAGCTTTTTCTTTACTCCAGGGTCACTCATGCCCAACTTAGTAAGAGTGCCCTGGGTCTCTCTACGTTTCTCATCAGACCATAGTTTCTTCCTCGCTAGACTATGTCGTGCCCTAACCTCAGGTTTAACCCAAGCCTGTTTCAGCCCAGCTCTAGAGTTCTCAACCCCTCTCTGAATTTGCTCAGGTGAGCGCTTATACCCAGAGGTACCCTCTCCACCCTCTGTTAAGTTGTACAACCTAGCCCCAATAGATCTCAGGTAAGCGATGAAGAACCTCTCAGCCTCAAGGGCCTCGGACTCAGTTTGGTGCTCTTCAATAAGATTGTATGTGAACGAGGACTCACCATACTTCCGTATTGCCTTGTACAGGTGACCCTTTGAAGACCCATTACGAGCATAGGTCAAGTGGTTTCCGAACCGGACGTTTGGACTAATCGTCTTCCCAACGTAGATCTTACCGTCTTTTACGTTCTGAATGACATAGACAAAGGCCCTAGGCATGGCCTATTGTAGCACTTTGGGACTCGAAGTACATGCGACTACCAGCATCGATTAGTCTCATTGACCAAAATCATTGCTCGCTCAATTGCCAGCTCATGAACCTCAGTTGTTGTACCGCTCGTGGGTATGACCCTGATCATAGAGAGCAGTTGAGGAAGGACGACAGTACTCACTTTTTACGGACTGACTACTGTCGCAAGCACGCCTCAGATCAGTGGCAGGTCACTGAAATCTGCCCCAAGTGTAATGGCCGTTGTGAGGGGGAGCGCCACTCATACCAAACGAGGTGCACTGAGTGCGGAGCTAAGTTCGTTCGAGTCAATGACCAAGACGAGCATTACTTGCGCGAGGAGAAGTAGACCCTCTTCCAGTGGGTGCATGTTAGTGGTAGAGTTAGACCATGCAATCTCTAAAAGTCATCCTCCCGTTCGATGCCAGATGCTGTTCGCTCAACTGCATGTTCAACCGAACGTACAGTGGAACATGTACAGTTAAGGGGGAAGCACCTGGACAGGCTGAGAAAATCAATCGAGATGGTGATTTGTATCTTCGAACCGCTTACTGCATTGAGAATGCAGTTATAGACGGGAATGTCACTCACTTACCTGTAGACGAGTGACCGGGTCGCTCAGGGGCTCGGATTAGATCTGGGTCCGAAGCGCTTCTCGATGATGGACTTCCTAAGAAGGTATTCTCGCAAGGTGTTCTCGATTATCTGGATAGCTTCCTCGATGGTGGAAGCACTCTTGTTGCCTGAATACAGGATAGCTCTTCCACCAACACGCAACTCATACCGATAGTACTGCTTTGATTCAAAGGTCCATTCCGTAATGGCGGCCTTGTAGGGTCCAGCTTCAACCTGCCAGCTAGTTGTGACTTCGCTGGTATCGCGTACTCCAGTCACATGCTCCCCAAGAAGTTTGATAATTCTGCCGGCGCCAATCATCGTTGGATCCCTTTCATGGTTTGTTCTTCTGATCTGCAGGAGCAGATCCACTGCTCCCCTACCGCCATAAGATGTGAGTGTGGAGGACACGTAGCTGAATCACTATGCTTGGGTATCATCCACTCGGTGCATTGAAAGTTGGTGACCACCTTTGGGTACTTACTGACTACCCAGACCAGACCTGAGATGGTCACTAAGATGATGAGTGTGTAGTGGATCGGTTTCATCAGGGTCTCTTCCTCATTGGACTGATCAGTAGTTGTTCTCGCAGGTAAGCGTCACAATCGTCCTTGGCCGTCCTGAGACTGTTAACAGGTGAGTTCTTCGTGCTTCGTGGCTCCACGGTTAGGTGGGCGAACTCGTCAGTGGGGGGTAGCGCGGCGGTCCAGTACCAACCCCGGTACGCCCCGAACCCAATCCGGAAGGGCTTCACCTCTCCGACCACCACCTTCTCATTGAGGAGGAACTTGCCTCCTGGGGGTGGACCTATGGCTATAGACCGGTTTGGGTCAGGGACTTCTTTGACCCAGGAGAGTCTCCGTCGACATCCATGCTTGGGCTTCCCAAGACACTGGCGGACGTAGGCTTCGCACTCGTCCTTGGCCTTCCTAGTGTCATGAAGAGGGGCATTAGAAGAGTTCTTCCGAGGGATAGCTGGTACCTCTGAATCACCGGCGTACCCAGCTACCCAGTACCATCGGTCGTCGAACTCGGTGAGCCCGACTCGGAAGGGGAACACCCGCGCGACTCGAACCTTCTTGTAGAAGAGTTCGAATCCACGCGGATTTTCCTTGTTCCAGGTCTTCAATGGCTCGGACCTCCAAGCCATCAACCTAGCTGTCGAAGCCAGTCTCATGTTTACTGAGCGGCCTGGCCAGCAGCAGCTTTTCGCATAGCGGCCAGTCGAGCCATGGCTGAGTTCTTGGCCAGCAGGGCCTCTGGACTGTCCTGAATGCTACCAACCGCTTGCTCCAGTTGAGCACTCGCAACTTGGGACCTTTCCTGAGCGTGGGCCAGGGCGTTCCCGAGATGGGCTGAGTCAACACCATCGGTTAGGTCCTTCACTTTCTGGACCGTCTTGAGGGCGTTCTCGTCGGTATTAGCTTGGCTCACTGCTCGACGAAGTTGGGAAAGTTCACGAACCATGGTCTTGTGGCGCTCTTGTAGCTTTTCCAAGGTGGTGGCCAAGAGGGTATGGTTCTTGTTCGCTGTTTCTTCTTGAGCCTTAATGTCGGCCATCTCGGCTTCCAACTCCTCGACGTGCATCATCATCGGAGCTTGTTCGTGATCATTGGAGGGGTCCCCGTCGTCGATGTTGGCTTGTATCCCCGCGAGATATTCGTTGATGTGCTGCTGGATGACTCCGACCTGGGTGTGCAGGTTCTTGGCCGCTACATCCGCCTTAATGGTTTCGGTCGACTCAGCTCGGATTGCCCCTTCTAACTCTCGAATGAGTTGTTCATGAGCCGGGACCGAGTTTGCTTCGATTTGCCTGTCGAGTAGGTCGTGGCTTTTTGCCTTGACCAGTAGGGTAACCTTGTCGAAAATACCTAATGCCATAGTGTTTTCCTTCTTTCCTTGTTGAGGTCAGTCGTCGCTTCCGCCGCCGCTACTGCCACCACCGAAGTCACTGCTATCGTTAGATGAGCTAGTGTCAACGGAATCGCCACCATACCCGCTATCGCCATCGTCGCTGCTACTGGACTGGACGGAACCGCCCCCGAAGCTACTGTCGTCATCGTTAGAGCGACGGCTTGATCCACCCCAGCTTCGTTCTCGTCGTTCCTCTTCAAGCTCTCGCCGGAGACGAGTATTCTCAGCATTGGTTTCCATGTCGTCAATGGCCAAACCCAAACCTACGCCAAGGGCTAATCCATTGTCATCATAGCCAGGCCGGCCATAATTATTGACCACGGTGGTATGGGTCACGTGATTGGAACGACTTCCACCCGAGTACCCACCCGAAGATGGCCGGTAGGAGCTGGATTGCTGGGGCCGGCGGGCGTTGGCTAAGCGGCGACTCAGATTCTGGACTGTACCGATTGCATTGTCGATGGCCGACTCAGTGGACTTTGCAATAGCAATCTGCTGTTCAGCCAGGTCCCAATTTTGGGTAAGGCAACTACCCTTGGCTAGGGTAATAGCTGACTGCCGCTCTTGGGTCTTCTGGGTGACCACAGCACGTTGCTCAAGTGCTGGAGACTCCGAGCCTTCTCCATACATGGTATGGATCTCACTTATGAGGGTATCGATGCTCGCGAGCCTATCAGACATCACCAAGCGGTCGAGTTGTGAGATGCTGTTCTCGATGTTCTGCTTGCGAGATGCTAGTTCTCGAACTTGTTGGGTAGCCTTCTTGGCTTGACCCATACCCTCCTTGCAGGTGTTCGCAACAGCTTGGAAGCTCTTAGCTTCGAGTTCACTGGTGGCCCGCTCTAAGAGGTTGATTGCCTGCTGTAGGGTGGCCCGGGGTCCATCGGTCTTCAGGACTTTTTCGGCATTGACTACAGAGGTCGCACTCTCGATTTCAGCTGTCAGGGCATCAATGGCGGGTTGGGCCCCGTCACGTAGTTTACCGATCCCACGAACAATCCCTTCGAACCTGGTAATTGAAGAATCAAGATCGTTCAGGGTTCCCAATTGGCGGTCATAGATCCTCGCCATGGCATCGTACTGATCCGCACTCAGGCCAGAGCTCGCTGGGTCGTTGGAGGACGTAGCACTGTTGGCAAATTGAGACTTGGCCGAGCTTTGTTTACTATCCAAGTCCTGTAGTGTGGCCTGATAGGTGTTGAAGTCTACAACCCCTATTGTGGCCTTGTAGGAGGTGATCATGGACGCTATCCGAGTCAGGCGTGAGTCGAAGTCAATGATCAGGTTGTTGCAGCTGGCCAATTTAGTTTGGGCTGTCTGCTGAGCTGCCTGAGTCTTTTCCTTCTTGGCTCGCAGGAAGAGGAGCAGCCAGATCAAACCACTAGCAACGTCTATGGCAAGGAGCCACTTCAGGAAGGAGAACCCACCACTCAAGTCTGCCGGCTTCTCGTTGTGGTTGACAATGGTGACAGGGCCACTCGCAACAATACGAGATTCAGCCTTTTGAGCCGATATCAGGGCATGAGCCCTCAATAACCCAGCTTTTGCGGCTCCGGTCAAGTCTCCTTTGCTAATGAGCCCACCCATTTCTTGTCCAATGTCCACAATCCTCTCGTTGGGAAACACGGACTGGAATGGGCCCTTCTTGGCAAATTGAACCGCAATCTTACCCTTGGGTTCGAGGATCAGCAGGAAGATGTTGGCCTTGAGGCGGCCGCCGGCTGACTGCCACGATGGGCATCGTTTCAACATGTCCCCGGCATACCTGTCGAGGTTTCCATGATTGTTCATCTCGTCTGTTGTGAGGACTCGAACGAGGGCAGGGTCTGCGCCGTCGCTTTGGATCTTCTTGAGAAGGGGCTCAATCTCAACGGCATTGACTTTCCCTGTGGAATCAAAGACTGGGCTTGTGCACTCGTCGGCTAGCGCTGGACGCGCTAGTACTAGCACTAGGAATGCTAGTATCATGGTGATCGGTCTGAACATGAATCGGGTTCCTTTCTATTAACTGACTTCTTGGCCTTTGGGTGAGTACAATCCTGGCGATGCCCGTCGGACTTTTTGGCCCAACATATGGAACAGACCGTACCTGAACCAACTCTGTGAACCCACTCAGGTGGGTTTCTCTTGATCATAGTTGACTCAAAGTAGCGTTCATTCTCCCACTTGGAAGGGTTATCGTTCCAGGAAACAAGGACTTTGCGTTCTTTCAGGTTGATCTCTAAGATCCTCACCTTCCAGATCCCCAGCTCAGTGGCAGTGGTGTTGCCCACCCGGTGACGATGACAGTCGTAGATGGTGTCCCCGACCTTGAGGCTAGTGAACGCAACAGCCATTTCCTTAGTGGTCCTTTAGAATGTGTTCGTATACAAGGTAGGGGAATTCGCAGACTGTTTCACCGTGCTGGTCACAGATCACGACCTTACTATTACGTAAGGCCGCTGGCCTACCTGACGGAGTAAGAATGGTCCAATCCCCGTCTACCAATTCCAAGAGGTCTTCGAGAAATCCCCTGACCGTAACGATAGGCGCTACCTTGGGTGGCTTTCTCCGGGAGGGGCGCTTGGTGACCTTTGCTGGTTGGTGGACTAGTTTGGGCAGGTCCAGACCAGCGTGAAGGCAGCCAACCACCTTCCGGACAATCGCTTCCGCCCGAGGTTGATCGAAGATCGCGTTCGGCATTATAGGATGGTTATCAGCGTCGGATGCGAGGACCTTTCGACTCTTGTTGAAATACTCGGCAGACCACACATTTCTCCTTCCGTCAAATCGGAGAGTCGCTTGGTGATTACCAATCAAGAATAGGGTCTTGTCGCCTTGTTGAGTTACCGCGATTGCTTTGTTCATTCCGTATCCTTATCGGGCGTTCATCCTGCAATAGGTGGTCCTGGAGTACATCTCGTAACCACTGTTCAGAGTCAACTTCTCAGGTTCTGGTTGAGCACTACAGACCGAACCTGCTTTATTTGGACACTCTGGGGCGCAGAACTGGCCTTGAATGGCAATTGAGGAGAGGAGACTGAGTCTCTCACGGGGTGGTGCTTGTTTTGGTAATGCCGACATTTTCAGTTCGCTGGATGTAAATAGGTGTATGCTTTTGTCCGATTACAATACCCCAGCGGTCCTTGACTCCGTTCACGAAGTCAATCCAGTCGTCAGGGGATGGTCCATCCTCGGGGTGCATGACGGCCCCTTCCACATACTCAAGACCTGTACTACTGTTGTTGGCGCCGACTGCCACATACTCTCTGGAGATGGGGCAGAACCTAGCTACGAGAGACACTTCGTTTACCCAAACGGTGCTGCCATTGGAAGATACTTCGTATCTTCCACCCTCGTTAGTCCTAATCATCTTTCCTCTGGGACTAAAGTTCATGACATCCTTTTAGAGCACAAATTAGGCCAAAGTGATACAGGTTTCTTTGGTCCCACGTAAAAACTCACCATACTCGGTCTACCACCCAAACAAGAGCTACGGCAAGTCGATGCTTGCACCGGCGGTCACTTCGACTATCAGGGCAGGTGCACCTAGAAGTCCTAGTTTCTGGATTAGCATAGACGTAGTAAGTATTAGTATCGCCCTGGACTTCCCAGGTCAGGTCCCCTATTGGCTTCACCCTACCCACTAGTCCCCTGGCCCGGTTTATCCTGTCCGCTAGGTGAGGGTATGCCTGTACCCATAATCCTGCTAACCTATCGATGGCTCGCTGTCGATCCATACTGTCTATTACGCGCGAGCTGGTAGAAACTCAACAAGTTTTGGTGTAACGAAGCAACATGGACTTGGACCTAGAACGATTCTGGAAGGTGGTGCGGCCTAACCGGCGCAAACCAGCCCCAAAGCCGAAGCCCAACAAGCCAAACCCACTAGTCTTCGTTGAAGCGGTTGATCAGGATCACGAAGCCTGCACTCGAAAGGTTCAATTCCCTCTCTTGATGGATGAAGATGGGAACTACGTAGCTGAAGTAACTTTCCCCGAGTTCACCAGGCAAGTCACCGTCACCGGCTTCAGGGTGTACCCACGAGAGAACTCGACCTTCCATTTCACGAGTTGCAACCCATATAGATTGCGCGCGGGGGACATGCTAAGAGCACGTCTCTGCATCAAGAACCCTGAGTTTAAGAAGGTGATAGCAGAGAGAAGCATGGCAGTTGATTGGGATACCCTTAGAGCCACATGAACTTCAACAATCCAATAGAGGTTCTCCGAAACGTGTACAGTCACGTTGAGATCACGAACCATACAGTCAATCTGGCGGATGACTCGAAGCGACGTTGGGTTGGTTTCTCGTGCGCCGGATGCCTCGACGAGTACGTCACTTGGGGCTGTCCAGTCATAAATATGCTGGAATATCAGCTTCGAGAGCTGTACAACGCAGAAGAGGCCCTACTGGTGAACTTCATGCGTACCCAGGATGGTAGGATCATTATCCGTGAAGCACTCAACCGGTACGCCTTCCACAAGATCACCACTCAGCAACTGCAGAGACAACTAGACGAGAAGACTGGGGCTGCGCCCACCACCGAGAATGAGATCAAGCTACTCGAAAACATATTCATGGAAGAGTCCGATAAGCAGGTTGTGTGTAACGAAGAGGCGATCATTGAGATCTTGTCCAGGAGTTTCCGTAACAACATCCCTAGTCGCTATGAGCGGACTCCAGTCATTTGAACTACACTGACCCAGGAAAACCTTCTAATAGCTTAGTCTTAGTGTGAAGCCAATTGATCCATTTGGGATACGTGAGAAAAACTTAGAGCGAATCGCTCTAAGACACGGCCTTACTTTCTATGTTGACAGCCGGTACATTGTAAAGACTAATGGTTGGGAAGGGGAAATCCGCGAGGCTACTGACGAAGAGGTGCAGATGTGGGGTATGATCTGCACAGAAGACCCGGAACACTTACTAGCTACAGTAGAAGAAGTACGAACGTCATGGAGTGACCGAAAAGGTCCGTTCACTATCAATGCACGCGATTACCATAGCCTAAAAGGCTATGGTAGGGACTTCATTACCGAGTCTCAACCTGGGGACTTGATTCAAGGTCTCATTGGGGCGTATATTGGTAGGAAGGTTTATGTATCGAAAGCCATACCTATTGGGTTCTTCTATGAGGGTCCACGCATCCCTGCTCTACACTGGTATCCTGCCCGAGGGACTTTCGATCCTGAACCAGAGATATCCGCAGAAATTGAGTTACAGGTGTGGAACTCCCTGTACCCGTTCAAATTGAGTGGGTGATGCAATGGCCTCCGACCTCAACAGAGAAATCAGTCTAGAAGAGTTGGAGGCTAACTATCTGAGGCAAGTTGAGAATCGCTTAGAGTACATCCATTCGGCTCTTAGCCCCCAAGGGTCTGATGAAGAGGTCCATGCCTTCGAGAGTCGAATCATCAAGGCTAGAAGTTCAACCCAAGTTCTGCTTGAGTTCAAGAGCAAAATTGAGGCTCTTCGAAAAAAGGCTGTGGCTGGCAAGCTTACTTTGGGGGAAGCAATTCAACATCTCAAGACTGAACCCAAGAAAAGAAAGCCTCGTCGGCGCAAGGTGCTAACGAGGTATCAACGGATCATGAAGAGCTTCTCGTAGCGGGGACCTCTTGGTGTAACTCCTGTTGATGCATGAGTCCTGGTCCCGCGTCTTAGACGACGAGTTGGCGAAGCCTTACTTCGTTGAGCTGCTCAAGTTTGTAGCTACCGAGAGAGAGCAGCACAAGATCTACCCGCCTAAGGGCAAGGTCTTCACAGCCTTCGAGGTAACCCCATTCGACAAGGTTCGAGTGGTGATCCTTGGCCAGGACCCGTACCCGAGCCCCGGGCATGCCCACGGGCTATCCTTCTCGGTCCCTCCTGGAGTTAGAGTCCCGAAATCATTAGTGAATATCTACAAGGAGCTCAAGGCTGACTTGGGGATTTCTCCGGTAGATCATGGGTGCTTGATGGGTTGGGCCGAGCAAGGGGTGTTTCTCCTCAACACGGTCCTGACCGTCCGAGACGGAGAGCCAGGCTCGCATCGAGGTCACGGGTGGGAGAAGTTCACGGACAAGGTGATCAAGGCTTTATCGGCGCGCGGGGGTCGCATCGTGTTCGTTCTTTGGGGTAAAGATGCCCAAAGCAAGTCAGTGATGATCAATACCTCCGAGCACAAGGTCCTTGTGTCGGCTCACCCCTCACCAATGAGTTCCTATCAAGGATTCTTTGGTTCAAGGCCCTTCTCGCAGACCAACGATGCCCTGGTCAAGAAGGGGTTTGACCCCATCGACTGGGACCTCTCGAAGCACCACCACGAGGAGAGCCCAGATGCCATATGACCCACGAGTAGGATGGATACCTGAGGTGTCAATGGGCTGCTCTGTACCCGAGGATCTGGGCGGGCATGTCATTGTGAATTTGGCCACCCCAGATCCACTGGCGGATGTTGGTTCCGTTGGTGAGGTGTCACCTGGTACTTGGTATGCTTCAGGGCCACCACAGTTCGTTGGGGCAATGCCTCTGCGCACGGACCTCACCATCCTGCCAGCAGACAGGGACTCTCAGAACACCCCTGTAGTAGTACCCTATGAAGAACCATTCGTGATTCATGAGACTGACATGAGTCAGGTCCGCTTCGAACCAGTCTCTGAGGTTCAAGCAGGTCAGATTCTCGTTGCGACTGATACTGGTAACCACTGGGGTCCAGCTCCTAGCCACCTTTACTCTGATCCAGATGGAGGATCAGTTCACCTAAACCAGTCCGATCCTATAGGTGGAGGAGACATCACATTCAATATGCAAGGTGGGCTTGAGGTTATCAGGATTGCTGCTAACGGAGACTTCTTCGTTCAAGGGCGCAAGGTGGATAACGACCATGAGATATACCAGAACTTCAGAAAGTTTCTGGGGATGTCCTACAGTTTGCCCGTTCCAGATCCTCGACCACGCGAGGGCATTGAGACTCGTTATGAGAGGGTAATCAAGAAGTGTATCGGGGATCAGTAGACACCAAGGTACCTCTCGAAGTGTGAGATTTTCTTCTTGAGCTGATTCAAGCCTTTTATGATCCCCATCCGCAATTGTGAATCAAATTTGATTGCCTCGATGACCCTGATAGTGTCGTCCAACTCTTCTCGAATCTCATACAAATGAGCTAGGGCATCTGCCGCTAGCAGGTGCTTGACGGTAGGGGCCTCACTCGGAGGGAACAATCGAGAGCTGGGGGCTTTGGAGTCGGAACTCATGGGATTTAAGCTCTACAGACTGGAAGGAGACGGAGACCCTTAAGAAAGACCTTGTAGTGTAGCATTGATACCATGAAGAAGTTACTTACTCTCTGTCTAGCCCTTGTATCCATGGTCATTTTCCCTGCTGGGAGCTGCGGTAGCTCCGGTACCATTCCAGTCACTAAGCCAGTTACCACCATCGACGCGGGACCCGTTTCAGTGATTGACTGCAATGGGTACTGTGATCACCTGAAGAGCCTTCCGTGCTCCGAAGGTACCAACCCGAAGTGTCTGGATACCTGCAATAAGGTTCTGGAAGCGAACCTCGTCAAGATCCCATTTGATTGTGTAATGGCCGCGACAACGGTTGAAGCAGCCTCCGTCTGCGGAGCCAAGTGTAACTAAGGAGCGTGTTATGCCTAGATTATTTGGTGGCTACGGCCACAAGCAAGACCGACCTGATCATGGTATGCCAGGTATTGGCATACTATCCAAGAAGTTCAAGGTAACCGCTCTTCCAAAGTCAGTGAACTATCAGGACCAAGTTCTAGCGGGCCCTGGGATCATGAATCAAGGGGGAGTAGAGAGTTGCGTGGGCCACGCCACGGATGGCTCAATCGAGACTAGACTGGTCATCATGGGGACCCCTATAGCTCACAGGTCTCCTGTTTGGATCTATGACGTGGCCCGTTGTATCGAGCGCGCAAGGGACAATGCTGGGGTACCCAACTCTCAACTTCCTGCATTGACAGACTTTGGGTCCCAACCCTCTGACGCTTGGGCGGGTGTCTCCCAATGGGGTATTGTAGCTTACGCAGACAGGCCTACGAGTGACGACACGGTCAATGTGGAACCTAGCCTAGGTCTTGTCACAAGCGCCTCAGAGGTCATCCTGACAGGGGCCTACCGCATTGACGATGTCGGGGCAGATAGGATCCTAGCCATTAAGACAGCTCTGGCGAACGGGTACCCAGTTACGCTAGCTATCCAAGTTGATAAGGCCTTCGAGGAGTGGGGCGGGACCAGCCCCCTTGGCGCTCCGGACCTCAAAAACACCCTAGGTAGCCATTATATCTATGCTACCGGGTATGATACTCAATCAGACGGAACCACCATCTTCAATGGACCCAACTCTTGGGCCGACCAATGGGGAGATGGGGGTTTCTGGATTGGAAACGAGGACTTCATTGCGGACGCGACAGACATCTATGTGGCTGATGTAAAAACCTCTTGAGCTGAAAACCAACGTATTCTAGGGTAATGTACATGCGCATTACCCTAGAACCAACTGTTACGGTTGATACCCAGATCATAGTCGATCCAACTGAAGACAAGAAGTTCTTTTTGGAGTTGGTCCTGCCAGCGTACAGGAAAGACATACTAGGGAGTAACGAAGATCCATATCCCAGTCTGATTAGCAAGTATCACAAGCAGCCCCCCAAGGCGGCTAAGCTGCAGACTGATAGAGGTTGGATCTGCACCTATGACGTCACCAGCGTGGTAGCTGCTGACTATCTGGTGAAGTTTCCAACTTACAGTCGGTTGTGGGTACTCATTCAGTTTCACGATCTGAAGGTAACCATCAAGGGCCCGACTAGTGTAGTGGTATTCAAGATCCCACCACCCGAAGGCGTTGTTGTTGACCCAGAAACCCATCAGGTCCAGATATGACCGCATCATCGAGGGGTGCTATACCAGCAATACCGCCTTGTCTCAGGGGTATGACCCTCTTCTTGGGCCACTCAAAGTCCATCCCATTCCACTCAACATACATGTGGCAAGGATGGCAAAGGCTGACTAGATTCTCGGGGTAGTTACCCTCTTCAGGTGTCTTGAAAGTCCCTATTGGCTTAATATGGTGAACATCTGGTAACTTAGGTGGTTTCTTACCACACCTTTGACAAGTGTAACTATCTCGCTCCCGTACTGCTCTCCTAATAGCCCTCCAGTTATTGCCATAGTACTCAGGATGACCACCTCTCCAGGCGGGGTTCTTATCCCCTTTTCTGTACTCATTACAACACTTCGGAGAGCAGAAAGTCATTCCACTTTTTCTAGCTCTGCCATACCACTTGTCTTCGAACCTAACCCCACAATTTGAACAAGTCAGCGGATGGTAGACCCTCTTTCCTTTTGGCTTGCTAGCTGCGGCCACTAACCTGGCTTTACTCTCCTCGGTGTAAGTGTACTTCTTAGTTACCTCATGCGGGGTCAACCCACGCCTAGCAGCTTGATAGCCGCACTCCCGAGAACAATAATTTAACCCATGTTTTGTTTTAGCGCTCGATGGGGACCTACGAAATTTAGACCCACAATAACCACAAGTAAGTTCCTTGCTTGTGGTTAGAAGCTGTCCCCTAAACAAGTAGGAGCACTTTCGACTACATGTAGTCTGCCTCCCAAATTTCAACCGAGTAGGGTTAGCATTGTAGGCCACATTACACACAGGGCATGTTCGATTCATAACTGTAAGATTGATAGGTAGATAATGGGACTCGAATTAAGCAAGGAGCGGGGTCGTGTGATCCTTGGAGATTGTCGTGAGATTATGAGGGCCCTCCCCTCTAACTCAGTCGACTCCGTGGTCACCGACCCCCCATAACTAAGCGGAATTGGCATGATGGGGGAAGAGTGGGATTCCTTCAAACCTGAAGACAAGGAAGTCGAGGAAGTCGAGGGGCGGGCAGAGCTACTTGCCTTCCAGAACTTCCTAGTGAGTGTCTTCACCGAGGTCTACCGAGTGCTCAAACCTGGGGCCTTCGGATTGGTCTGGGCTCTCCCGCGCACCAGCCACCATACTGGGATGGCCTTGGAGAGATCTGGGTTCGAGATTCGCGACCGACTAGTACATTTGTTTTCGCAAGGGTATAAAAAAGGATTAGACATCAAAAAGGCCCTATTGGCCCAAGGACTTACAGAGGAGGCTGATAAATGGTCTGGTTACCACACGGGAGTGAAGCCGGCTATCGAAGATTGGTGGCTGATTCGGAAACCCATCAGTGGTAAGATCATTGAGAACCTGCTCAGATACGGGACCGGAGTCCTCAATATCGACGCGTCCCGGGTATACACTGATTGGGATGAAGCGGATCGACCCGAGTCATGGAAGAGATCAGGGTTTACCTCAAAGCCTGAAGCTGACAAGGTGGCAGCTCCTCCCGGGCAAGGGATCAACTGTCACCCGCTTGGGAGATGGCCTGCGGATGTTGTATTTTCGCACAATTCTAGTTGTAAACGGGTAGGGACTCAGCTCCTCAAAGGGGACCAGAGGGGTGACCCTGGAGGGAAGCGGCCAGGTGGGTTCTACGCTACGGGGGCAGATGTTGGGGATGGAAAGCCCAATTCGAGAGTCTACGGGAACGAGGGGGTCCCGATCTACGAGTGCGAGCCAGGATGCCCAGTTCGAATCCTGAACGAGCAAGAGAATGGCGCTTCTAGATTCTTCCAGACCTTTGATCCCGACTACGATGAGGCCTTCCAGTACATTGCGAAGCCCTCGACGAAAGAGAAGAGCGCTGACCTCGATGAGGGGTTAGTCAATGAGCACAAGACGGTCAAGTCGTTGAAATTGATGACCTATTTGGTAAGATTGATCACCCCTCAAGGTGGTAAGGTACTTGACCCCTTCGCGGGATCCGGTACCACCCTGGTAGCTGCTGCTGAGCTTGGCTTTGGGTTCCTTGGCATCGAGAGGGATCCCAAGACCTGGCCAGTCCTCAAGAATCGAGTAGCCAATGCTCTTCAACGAATCGAAGATGCGCGCGACAGGGATGAGGCCGCCAATCTCGTGTTCAAGCTGGAGAGTGAGTAACTAGCCGGAAGATTGCTTGGGTACTGTATCAGACCCCTCGACCAAGCGATAGTTCCTCATCCGTTTGAGAGAAATCTTTCCACCCTTGACTGTATACAGGAACTCATTGTCGACCGAAGCAACTGTAAAGGACGTGTTGCGTCTTCGGTCCTTGGACTCCCATACTTGACCGGGAGCTACCTGGACTTTGGGCGGCCCTTCTTTGGTGGCTAGGGCGGCCCCTTCCCTGACGATTGCGTACTCACCACTCTTGGATGTTGGCTTCCGTGGTATGTGATTCTGGACAGCAGACGACGGGGGTGGGGGTGGGATGAAGTTGGTAGGCTCAACCCGGGCAGGAGCCTCTAAGATGGGCTCCACCACCTGGGCTACTAGTGGGGGTGGCTCAGGCTCCCCGATGTTTAGGACAAGGGTGTACTTGCTCCCAATCACATTCTCTGGGATCGTCTCATTGGCGGTTCTCCCGCCAGACACCCGAAAGAACTTTCCCTTTACACAGAAAGTCTCTCCTGGGTCAAAAGCTCGAACTATGCGTCGAGCGATGCCCTCTGGAGTCTCTGATTCATCAAAAAGTAGTCTCGATACTCGGGGTCGATTCATCACCAAAGCAACTCACATCCTTCAATTCCCAGAGCCCCCTATTACACTGAGTCAGATCAAAGTCAAGTTCATGCGCGTAACCATGGGTTTCCGAGTTCACACCGGTGTACCAGGTAGTCATGAAATCCCCGTTGGACAAGGTTCAAGACTTGATATCCTTGGCTTTGGATAGCGGTCCGGATCAAGAGGAATCACGGAACGCGGCCATGAGCGCCGTGAGATTGATACGGAAGTATGACCTATTGGTGAGTCCAGTCGAAGTTGGAAAGGTACGAAGAACCCCAGGGGTGGCGGCGCAGAAAACCCAGAGGTTGGCTGAAGAGCGTGTTAATAAGGCTGTATCCGAGCTAGTGAGAAAATCGATCGTCGGAGAGTACCCGATGATCAAGGCCACCGAGCTAGCCGAGAATGCCATCTTCTCTGGAGAAATTACACACAGCCAATGGGATACTTACTACAGTCAGTTGCGCACGTGCTTGCTCTCAAAAGTCAGGCATGGAGTGCTAGTATCTAAGAGTGGGTGGCAAGGGGGCTACCAATTGGCTCGAACCAGTAAGTGACTAACCATTCAATATCCCGTTGAGGCATGGCTGCCATAGAGTGTTTCTTTCTAAGGCCTACCGCTTTTGCCCAAGAAACCCTAAGGAGATTCACCTACTCGAACGATTGCCCCAATACGAAGTACCACACCTGTTCGGTAGAGATCAACGTTGTCCCCTATGATCTAGCGATCCCGCATGATGGTGAGCCGGGGACGGGCATCGAACATGATGATCCTAGGTGGCCAACCGAATGCCCTTGTGGGTATAAGTTCAAGCCTGAGGATGAGTGGCAACACCAACTTACTAGGTTGTATTGGAGATCTGATCACCTAGCCCTCAGGGTCACACTATCAGATGCCCCGGTAGGAGCTATGTACTATGGTGATTGGTACCATTGGAAGGGTCCAGACCGTCACTGTCTAGTCGTGATAACCCCCGGTGGTCCTTGGATTGTCGATGGCCCGTCAACGAACAATGATGGTTCGAGGGGCCCAGCGTGGACTCGCACCGGTGAGATTCCCAAGATAACTGTCACCCCTAGCATACTCTTCCCTGGCAAGTACCATGGGTGGCTCAAGGACGGCTACCTAGTAGATTGTTAGCTATTTGAATGGCCAGGGGTCTGCGCGCCGGAGCCCACACTTGTTCTCTCCGGTGACCTCTGGTTCTTCAAAGTTGTGGTTACGCCCGTTGTACAAGGTTTCGCCCGTCAGCTTCTGATACTGGTCAACCCACGCGCGAGCTTGCCTCTCTTGCTCAGGACGTATCATCCCTTCCTGGAGCAACTTTGAGACTTTCTGAGGGCTGATTCCGTAGAAGGGGTTGTTCCTTTGCGACTCCATCAGTGGGTGGTCATCAGGATCCCCGGGCATGCGCGCTGTAAACAATGGGGCCTCAGGAGGGAGAACGTATCGTTCATCCTCTGCGACTCGATCATTCGCGTGATCTCGAAGCGTGGGGTTGGTGTCTTGACCCCCTGAGAACAAGTCGCGGATGCTTTTGACAACGGGCATGATGCACGTAATGTAGTACTAGGGGTTTCATTTGTCACGGATGAATGATCTGTCTATGAATTGGGCTTAGACGGGAACCCAATCACATGTCTCATAGCAACCCTAATTTTTATGACGCTATCGTATCTGGCATCAATAGTAGTCAGAATCACTGGGGTACAGGGTCACTCACTAGTAGTTACGTAGCACATATTGCTGGAATCATCTACAGTGCTATCAACACGACTAGTACCAACCTAGATGCTGAGGCAGAGCTTCTACAGTCAATAATTGGTGGGTTATTCTCAACTAACCCGATAATACCATCACCTGATTCGAACTACACTACTGTTGCATCAGCAATTAGCGTACTGTTTGAACAACAGAGGGGTGGTTTGGATCCGACATCTTCTGGTGGTTCTGGTCCCCAAGGTAATCAGGGTTGGCAGGGGGCTGGTGGTGGGGGCGGAGCTGGATACCAAGGGCCTCAAGGAAAACAAGGAGTTCAGGGGCCCACAGGAGCTGGGACTCAAGGAAGACAAGGAGCTCAAGGGTCCACAGGAGCTGGGACTCAGGGTAACCAAGGTGACCAAGGTGATATTGGGGTTCAAGGAGTTCAAGGAGCTCAAGGGTCCACAGGATCTGGAACTCAAGGGGACCAAGGTGTTCAGGGTGACCAAGGTGATATCGGGGCTCAAGGGTATCAAGGAGCAATTGGAGCTGGATACCAAGGGGCTCAAGGCTTTCAGGGGGGAGTTGGGTCCGGAACTCAAGGCGTGCAAGGTGATATCGGGGCTCAAGGATTCCAAGGCTCGGGCAGTGGGGGAGGTGGGGGGCCTGACGAATGGGCTGCGGTATGGGAGATCGATTTTTCATCCCAACCAAGTCAAGTACTCTCTCCTGATGGACCCTACACAATTGGGGGTTTGACCTGGAATAAGCTCAATAGCGCCAATGACCTAACTGCTATGCAGATTGTCAATGGATCAGGTTTGCAGATCACCCCAAACTCATACTGTGATCTATACGGTAGCGTCTTTAGCACACCCATCTTAGCAGTATCTCTAGATCAAGTGATTCCTACGGGTGACGTCACAACCCCATTAGAGATGTGGATCTATGTCGCTACTTCTAATGAGGCTGCCAATTATGACAACACCGCCGGTGGGTTGTATGCACGAACCGGAAGTGTTACTGATCGTCTAATCGGGATAATTCGTGGGTATGTGAATCAGCTTGGTGTGACCATAAAGTGGATTGAGGGAAATACTGATTACATAGGCTCACCCCCTAATAGCTTAGGGGCTAGTACGAGAACCTTTATTCTAAGAGTTCCAAGTGGCTTTAGCGGATCTTCAGTTCAAGCACTCACAGCCCCTAACTACAGTGGTGGTTGGCCAGCTCGTAGTCAGATGAGTACGATTTACCAAGGAACCATTAGTAGTACTCCAGTCTCACATAGCCACGTATTAGCAGATATCAACCTATTCCTCTCAGCTATGCGAGCCGGTAGTGGTACCGCATTCCAAACTACGATTACCAGAATCCGGTTGATGAGAAATGTGGGACCACAGGGGGTTCAAGGAGTTCAAGGAAGTGGGCCCCAAGGATTCCAAGGGAGTGGGGTTCAAGGAGTTCAAGGATTCCAAGGGTCTAGCGGTGGCGGGGGTGGTGGCGGGGGTACAATTTATGTTGGTTTGGCTTCAGCTACTCCGGATCCTGCTGGGCTTCCAGATGGAACTATGTATATCCCTACGGATGATACAACGCAACTAGTCGACATAAGTCATCATTGGAACATAATACTACCTGGATTTGTACCAATACCGCTATCCGTTGGTGATATCTCTGGTTGGACTTATGAGAGTGGGATTGCTGACGCAGCGGTTCTACAAGCACATAATACCTACACTAGAATGGTTAGCTTGCTGGCGAACCCCGCGCCAGACTACGTCGATTGGCTACCCCCATCCCCAGCATTGAACGTGGGCCCAGGTGGTATCTGGACTATTACGATGGCCACCAAGTACCTTCCAACAGGTGCACGCGGTGGTGACGGTAACCCTTACTCCAGTATAAATATAGTTCTCCTCGATGGGAGTGGTAATCGGTTTATGTTTGGGCCTCAGGATAGCCCCTATGGTCCATTGCTATTGTCAGCATCAGCCTGCGGGTTCTCAGGTCATACCCGTAACTACTATGGTGGTTTAACTGCAAACAACATGCACACTACCAATGGTATTACCTGGGTACGCTTACGTTTTGATGGGGTGAATTACATTTCAGAGTACAGCGTTGATGGGGCTAACTGGACTGTTAGTACAGCTGGCGGTACTAACATCTTCAACTGGGGCGGAGGAGCCATAGTACCAGTAAGTTGGGGGGTCGGTACTCAATACATCCCTTACTCTTTGGGTAATTGGGATATCTACCAACTAGATCAAACCCCAACGAATGGTTAGTTGATTCCAAGCTTGCAGGGCCTACCTTTAGCTGAAGTTCTTATGCCTGGTTAGTTGGGTATGACAACTGAGCGGTTCGCCAACAAGGCTATCACGACTCTCGATGGAGGGATTGATGGGGTGGTAACTTCGTTGGTGGTCAATGACCCTTCTGAGTTTCCTACCCTCCCTCAATTCAGGATCTTGGTTGAGAGCGAACTCATGCTGGTGACTGGTGTCAGCGGGGCTACTTTCACCGTCCAAAGAGGGTCAGAGGGGACGACAAACGTATCCCATGCCAATGGGGTTACTGTAACCCACATACTGACCTCTGGGGCTCTTGATTCACTTCGTAACGCCTCAGGACTTCAGAGTGCGACGACAATAGTCTCGATCTCTTCAGCCACAGCCCCAAGTCCCGGTCAGGTACTTACTGCTACTTCTTCCACCAATGCAGATTGGGAAACACCCGCACCTAGTAGCACCCTAGTGACTATGGCTGCTGATATTGATCTGACCACAACGGGTAACTACCTGATCGACACTCGACCTGCGACTCCGACGGGTCCTGGCCGGTGGAAGTTAATGTCCATCGACCTTCGAGTGAAGGTAGCCGTCACTGGAAGTGGTACCCCGAGTTCGACAGTCAGCATAGGATCAACTTCAGGTGGGCAACAGATCATCCTAAACCAGATCATACTCCCAGCTGCAACTGTAGGGTCCATCGTTGGTGGTTTTGCATTGAACACCCTGGGATCAGACATGGGCCAGAGCACTGGGTTTGAAGCTGTTTACCCAGCTGGACAGCTAATCTATGCAAATGTAACAGTGTCGGGTACGGTTGCCACAGGTACAGCTACAGCATACTTACTATGGCAAGGGCTGCCCTGAGCTATGAAGCCGCTTTGGTGTAACCCACTGCGTACTCCATGTTCACCTGCCACGCTATCGTTGATGAAAAGGGTAACACCATCAAGTGGTTCATCGAGGGCCGCGGTAGGGGTTATCGTGGTGGGTTCCTCGAAGCTTTGAAAGACCGAGTTCGCTTTGAGCACCCAGATGCTGAGTTCGTGGATGGCGACCCGATCCCTTGGGGATCAACCTTCTAGAGCCTCGATTGACTTGCGAATGTTGATCTGCGCCAAGGCCTCATAGGAACTGAAGCGCATCTCCTGAGTTGAATAGAACGGATACCTCTGGAACTTCCTGAGAACTTCCGCGCGACCTTTTCGATAGGCCCCATCTTCAACGAACCCATACTCTAGACGAATATCCTTTTCGTATTTACCGAAAAGTTCCTCGCCCTCACCGAAGATTGCCAGGTCAACGTCGTGGAGTACCATCTCCTCACGAGTTTCTGGTTGCCTTTTGTACTGGCTGAATAGGATCAGGTCATGTACTTTGGACCCAACCTCTTGGAGCACCTGAAGCTTCCGTTCGACTCGCAGCTGCCCAATGTTAGCGCTACGAACTTCGTTGTCACGGGCGGTTGGGTCATAGACGAAGTCGTGATACCAAAACGTTAGTTCAAGGACAAGGCTTGGTTCTTGAAAGAATCGGTCGTACACCTCGAACATGTGACGTAGATGGTCTCTGACGTGGTAATACCTACCTGCACAACTGTAAGCCCCAAGTATCTCTTCGATTAGGCCTGGGTCCGCGCCTTGAGCCTCAGCCCGCTTCAAGGTTGTTTCCCATCGAGTAAGAAGGTAGCTAGTCGTACTCACCTTAGAATTATGCCGCATTGAAGGAGCCTTGGTAAACGAAAAAGGGCCTAGTTTACACCAGGCCCTTTTCAACTAACGATTACTGACGGTTAGGTGGTAGTCTCTTTCGAGGCCTTCTTACCCACCATCTTGCCTACTGAGCTTACTAGGTCGTTGACTGCGCCAACTGTCTTCTGGACTGTTTCGGCTGTGGAAGCATCAGCACCGGCTAGAAACCCGCCGAAGGCCTGGGATAGACCCATGCCTGCATTGAAGTGCTGGGACATCTTGGCGACGTCCTCAGGGGTCCCATACACATTGGCTTGGATCTTGCCATAGAACTGAGCTGTAGCCTTGGCTGATTCGATCTTGACCAGAGCTTCTTGGGTGATGGACAACTTGGCCAGTTCGAAGTTTTGGGCTGCTTCACCGTTGGCCGCACGAGCTTCGAGTTCCGGCTTGAGGACTTCTTCGACTCGTTGCTTGTCGACTTCCACCTGGCGGGCATTGACCTCGACAGGAACCATGGCCAAAGCTTTCTGACCTTCGGCTGTAGCAAGGAGCTTTGCCTTGTCACCATCAGCTTGGGCCAGGAGCAGAGCTTTATTACCTGCAGCTTGAAGCTCAGCTGCCTTTGAGGCTGCTGAGGCTTGCTTGGTTACTGCCTCAGCATCTGCATCAGCCGATGCTTTACGAGCTTCAGCTTCCTTCATTGTCTTGTAAGCACCAGCGTCAGCTGTCCTTTGGGCGGTCACATAGTTCTTCTCAGCTTCACCTTGGGCCGCGATAACTGCCTTCTGCTTCTCTCGGTCAGCAGCAGCAACTACCTCTACCGTTTGGATGTTCTGGCGGGCCTTCTGACGTTCAGCTTCAGCATCAGCGAGGAGGGCTTCAGCCTTTGCCTTCTCAGCTTCAGAGCCAGCAATGGCCTTCTGCTGGTCCCGCTTTGCAACTTCAACCTTCTGGTCAGCAATCACGATGGCTTGTTGTTGTTGACGCTTTGCAACCTCAACCGCTTGCTCTTGGGCAACCTTGGCGAGGATGGTCTGCTGGGCATTCTCAGTGGTAGCAACGTCAACCTTGCGTTGAGCTTCGATCTGGTTCTGCTTACCAATGCGTTCTTGTTCAGCTTGAATCGAGAGGACCTGGGCGGACTGATTGGCTTCAGCCTCAGATTGCTTCCTCTCCAGTTCTAGGATCTGAGTACGGGTCTGAACGTCTTGATCCTTTCGAGCCTGCTCACCGGTACGTACGATGGAGTTCTTCTCGGTGAGGTTCTTTTGGGTGATTGCAGCAATGGTTCTCAGACCTTGGGCGTCGAAAATGTTATCATTTTTCAGGTTAGTGATATCGGTCTGGTCCAACTTGGAAATGGTGACTGTTTCGAGGAGGAACCCATTGTGCTTCAGGTCCGCGGTGACCCCATCCACAACTTCCTTCAAGAACTCATCTCGGTCACTGTTGAGCTGTTCGAGGGTTTTCTTGGCTGCACTAGTACGAAGGGCGGACACCAACTTGTCCTCAATGAGGGCCGCTACACTCGACTCATAGGCCTTTCCATCAGACCTTCTTTGCTGTTGAGCATTTACATTGACCTCGCTCATCTTGTCACCAAGAGAACGGGCCGCTGCTTTAATGTCCTCATCTGAAGCTTGTACTCGAACATAGAACTCAGCTTGGACGTCAGCACGCAATTTGTCACTGGTGATGAGAGCATCAGCCCCGATACGCTGTACCGGCAATTTGATGGTCTCAAGAGAGACTCGGACTATCTGGTGGACGACCGGGAGGATGACAGCGCCACCATCTCGAATGACCTTTAGCCCGCCCATACCAGTCTTGACGAAGGCTTCACTGGCCTTCGTTTTGACATAAAGCTTCGTAATTGTTATGAGAACGACACATAACAGAACGAGTAGGACCCCGCTGAGGGTCATAATAATCGAGGACAACCCCGAGACCTGGTGAGTCGTGAACGTATTCACGGCTATCGGACTAGCGATTAGAAGTACCCCGAAGAGCAACAGAAAAAATAGACCAATACCCATCTGATTTACATCTTTCCCCCTGCTAGGCAGGGTGTTCCAAACTCACCCACCAATCGTGGGGTCAACAACTACTGTGTACGAGTCAAAAGCTTCGTTATATTCGAAGGTTAGGATTGGAGTTCCTTTGGGGATAGGCTTTTCCGACCGACATCGGATTTGATAGCGGTCCCCACTCTTGTTACAAATCTGAGCTAACCCGCTGGAACTGTCACAATCGAGAATGACAGTTCCGGTACAGCCGATGAGATCCATCTTCTTTACTGAATCTGTTTCAGTGGTGGGCATGAACTTGCCCACGGTTCGACTCACGAAGGCGGTACCGAAGAACATCACGATAGTCGCTACAACCAGCGAAACCAAAGCAAACCCGCTCCACACTTTGAGGAGTCCCCCAAGTAGTGTGTTCATGCAGATTCCAGTACCCGAGAAGATCAGGAGCAGGGTCATGATGGATATGGCGACCGGGACCCTTCCGATCCCGAGAAGCCCAAGAACCCAGTTCCCTTGACTGTCTCCGTCGTTATCACCATCAGTGTCGGAGTCAGCGTCCGCATGAAAGTCCCCGTGGATATCTCCGTGAACCCCAACGTCGTGGCCTGTCCCAGAAAAACCAACACCGATAACCGATAGGAGCCCAATTACCAGCGGGATATAGAAGATCAGATTGTACCACTTGAGAAGTTCAGACATTTACGGCTATTACACCGCTAGCCAGTAATTCTCAAGAAAATTGTTGTTGCCCGGCGTAAGTAGCCCACATGATTAAACTTCAGCCTGGTACTGTCTTCGAGGACTCCGATGGTTACTTATTTTGGGTACTCCGTACTGATGAGGAGAGGAATCTTGTGTACCTGCAAGATGACCCCCTGCACATACTAGCCCCTTGTACCCGGGTGATCCGCGTATACATCATCTGTGAAAGTCTCGAAAACGAGTTCACGATTCGAAGCCCAACTATTGAGGAGTCTGCTAGATTCCTAGGGGATAATCGAACTACGTTCGAGGACTACCACAACCTGGACACAATCCCGTCCCCTCCTCCGAACTTCGAGAGCCTCAGGCCAACTTCAGAGCACTCTTCAGTCCCGGGGACATACTCGAAAGAAGCCTAGAGTTGTACTCGTAGAATGAGGTTGACGGGTCAGTGATCACTGACGGGTCAACCCACCTCACAATACCAGCCTCTTTGGAAGAGGGCTCACCCGTCCAAGCCCGAATCAGGAACGCTAGGCAAGGGCGCGGCTCCCCTCCTTCTACTCGGTCCTTGTCCTCAAAGATGGGTTCGCAATGGGTTACCACAATCCCCGTCTCCTCCCAGATCTCTCGGATGATAGCATCCTTGGCAGTCTCACCAGGATCAAGTTTCCCACCAGGCAACCCGAAGTCATTAGGGTTGTTCTTACGGGATACTGCAAGGATCTTACCATCTTTGACGAGTAGTCCGGTAACCGAAAAGGGTAGGAACATGTTAGTACAATGGGTTAGTTTTCTTATTGATTTCGATGTCTTGAAAGAGAACGGTACCACTCTTCACGGTGGCAAAGTAGGCTAGGACCAGTATCTTGCTGTCCAACCTACGAAGCCAAGCTGCAGCGTGCTGCATGTCACTAACTTGCTTTTCTTGAAGAGAGTTCCGGTTCATACCTCCAAAACGAGAGTCATAATAGCCACAACCTGCATGGGCAATCAAGTGGATAGTGCTAATCTTGTGGCTTTTGACTAGAAAAGAAGTACCGGCCCTACAAGCCTCAGACTCTGTAATTGAGGCCCCCACCATGTCCAGCAGGGCGGGTCCGCCAGGCATGGCCATCACGTCGTACCTCTGGCAGCCGGTGGTGCGGAGTAGCTCGAACACCGGCTTGCTGAACCGGCCGTCACTGCATTGAATGACTAGAGTATCTGGGTGCTCTTCCTTAAACCCTGGGGCTGTAGCGAAAGTACTCATTTATCTTGGCTTTCCTCTTGAAGTTGCGGTACTTAACTACACCGGACTTAAATGAAGAGCAAGATATTCGCGCTAACTGGTGGCATTGCTTGTGGGAAGAGCACGGTATCGAGGCTATTCGTTGATAATGGGGTCCCTATGGTCGATGCTGATATCGTAGCCCGGGATGTTGTTGCTCCGGGTACTCCCGCTCTTGCCCTCTTGGTGAGTAACTTTGGGCAGGACATCCTCTTACCAGATGGCTCTCTTGATCGACCCAAGTTAGGGGCGCTGGTGTTCTCAGACTCGAAGAAGAGAGCCGTCCTGGACAGCTCTCTTCACCGGTACATCCAAAACGAGCTTCGACTTCGACTTAGGGTGGCAAGCGAGCGCTATTCCCTGGTTGGACTGGAAGCCCCACTCCTCATCGAGCGGGGATATCACCATGAATTCAGCCCTTTGGTAGTCGTAGCCGTATCCCCAGGGATCCAACTCCAGCGATTGATGGACAGGGATGGTTTCAATGAGCCCGAGGCGCGAGCACGCATCAGCTCACAACTCCCTATCGAAGATAAGGTGAAGCTAGCTGACTATGTACTCTGGAACGACGGGTCTCAAGATGATCTATTCAAAGAGGCCCTACGAGTCCTCTCGAAGATCAAGTTTCCCTATCAGTACTCGTCTTCACGATCCCGGTAGCGACCGCCAGACTTCTTCTTCGGTCGAAAGTCATCATCAGGTAAGGATTGAGGGGCCGGATTGACTGGACTCTCACCCATTCTTTGAGCTTTTTTGATGTCCCTGCATGGCTTACATCGAACTGGGTTCTTAAAGGGCCGCCCCTGATCGTCAGTCATACTGGCGAAAAAGGCCTGGTCCTTGGCAGTCAAGATGAATGGTCTGTTGCAATCACGACAGGTGAGGGTGAGATCTTCGAGGTCCGACATATTTAGAGAATAATTTCGTTCAACTGGAACTGTTTCAAAGGTTGGCTGGAATAGCCAACTTCTAGTCCTACACCAGTTATCAGCACTGAAAGATTATTAGGTGAGGTGATGTACACCTATGTAAACCCTAAATTATCCTGACCTCCTTTAGAAGTGGACCATTGATCCGTAACTAGTATAGGGAATTGGGTGATAGCTATGAACATGCTCCTAGTTGAAGATGAGACCGTACTTCGTAACACGATTACTCGTGTTCTGAGATCACTAGGTTTGAGAGTGACTGCAGTCGATTCAGTGAGTAAGGCGAAGCAGGCGGTACTAGAAGGCAGCTTCTCGGTCATACTGTCAGACATGATGCTTCCTGATGGGACTGGGGCTGAATTTCACCTCTGGGTGACTAGTCACTTCCCTGAGCGTCAGCCTATGTTTTTCTTCTGTTCAGGTGGCATGAGTGCTGAGTTGAGAGAGTATGTCCGTTCAACCAACTGCAGATTGTTCCAAAAGCCATTTGATTTGTCAGCTATAATTGAGGCTATTAGAAACCGTGAGCCACCCAGAACTAGAGAAGTTGCTATTGCAGATGGGGTTTTGTCCTGAGGACTTCAACTCAATTCGAAGGGCTCGCACCTACGAGGAAGCAACTCAGAAACTCAACACCTTGAAGGCTCGTTTCAAAGCGGCTCTCCGAAAGAAGATTCCAGATCTTCATCCAGACCGAACCAGCGGGGACCCAAAGAAGACCGCGCAGCTCCGGCTCCTCTTGGACTTTTCAAAAGAGTTGGAGGCCACTCAAGTTCCTCGGGAGGTGGCTCCGCGGGTCGTGATTCACAAGATCGTTTTCCACAATCCGATCCCTCCGACTCGAAGGGCCGGGGCTTGGGCTGGGCTGCCACCCGAGATACGAACCCAAGTGACTTCGTCGGGGACCGCAAGTACTGTGGCTGGGATGCGCCCATCCGGTGTCGTTGGTAGTCGTGGAAGATAGCCCGCATCGACCGGTGGCTCCCATACCGCTTCCGGACCTGTCTCATTTGACCCACGCTGAGCTTTCAGCTCTCCGAGGGTACCTGACTACCAAAAGCAAAGAGGCCCGTAAGGAAGCCACCAAGGTAATCGGGAAGGACCACAAGGTTCGAGACCTCTGGTTGAAGACCCTGGGGCTCAAGAGTGACGCGACCCCAGAGGAACGGGCATCGGTCGAGAATCCGTTTTACGAAGAAATCCTACGTCACCCTGATGCTTTCGTGTTATACGCTTGGGCCAACGGACTCGCTACTCTGGACAGGTATGTATGGGAAACAATGCTGGCTCGCTCAAAGGTAGCAGCAGTGAAGCCGCCGAAGTAAAGCTTGCTGAGGCCCGCCGGATTATAGACGAATGCTCAGATGATGAGCTACTACAAGGCCTGAATCGGGAGCGGGATCTATTCAGACTCTCAAATCCAGAGGTCATAAAACTTCTGATTGACGAGTTGATTCGACGCAAAGTCTACCCGGAGACTACCCCCGAGGATAACCCAAACACCGTCCACCAGATGGTATCAGGTTGGGGGGCCTACTGGCATATCTGGAAGGGTACTTTGGAATGCCCTCATTGCAAAGCCGACTTGAGGGACCACAAGAGTGGTCCGCCGGGAGTCAGACAAATTGGAGTGATTGCCGACGACCGAATTGCTTATTGGGTCTGTCCCGACTGCAAGGGAACGTGGGACAAATAGCTCAATCTAAAGAAATAGGAATAGTGTACACAGTTTTCAGGAGGCTTTTAGCATAGCTGATGGCTTGTCCGGTACCTGATCTATGGCATCCGTTGAAGAAAGCCACTACGAATGCCCCTCGATCTACGATGTACTCGTTACGCTTCTTATAGCTCAAGTACCCATCCTCGGGGGTGATTGGTTCGTGAAGCTCGATGACTTCGTCTGCGCGCCTAGTCCAAGCTCTTGTGGATATTGGTTGCCTATTGATGGTGTCTGGGACCACCACGATGATCTTGGGGCGTAACCCCTTCCGGTATTCGAGAGCCGCTTTGAGGAACTCGGTGTCCACCCCGCTTGCCCCTCCCAAGTATATCTCGTCGATGCTCAAGTTGCCCAATAGGGTTCGAGCGGCAGTCCATACCCGCTTGATACTTTTGGGGCCAAGAGTACGATGACCCGTAATGGTGGCCGCTTTCATAGGTCGTAGATGTAGACTTGAAGGTCTCTCATCACCTCTTGGATCAGTGGCTCAATT